TTGTGCGTAAAATTCAGCCCCTAGAATATCTTCTAAGTCCTCCTGTGCTAACTTCAGGACCATTTTAAACTTCTTCTCATCGATGTTCTGAGACAAGTAACAAGCCTCATTAAGATATGATAACGGGATTAGTAATTTCATAACTCCACGGGGTTAGGGTTTAACCATGCTGTCTGTTGTTCTTCGTTCAATCCGTAACCGGCTAGTAATTGTTTAGCCTGTTCCATAGTAAGCTGACCGGCATTGAATTTTTTCACGATGGAAAGAATGCGGTTTATTTCGCTCACCTTCATAGACTTTAGATTTTCATCTACCGTGGGCGCTGTCGGTGCCGCAACTTGGTTTCCGTTCTCATCAATAGTAGCCGGTGCTGTGTTGACGGAGGCCGCGGGTGTCCTGATAATGGTAATATTAGGCTCGTTTTTCTGTATGAAGTCGATCTTTTCGGCTTCGTTCATGAACTCCCAAAACTTATCGTCTACCGTTACGGTCGTGGTCACAGGTGAATATTGCTGAATTTTCACCGTGGCCTTGGTTTTGGTTTCCAAGTTTGGAATAAGCACGTTGTTATAGAATTTTTCCAACTGTGCCCGCTTTGGTGCCGTATTGGCCTGCATGAACTCTACCGCGTTTTTGAGAGCATCGCCTCCACTGGCAAGGCTTGAAAGCGAGTTTGGAAGGTTTGCTAGGATAGCCGGGACCTCTGTGCTTATCGCAATCATCCGGATAGTTTCAAGAAGGGCACCTGAAACAAGATCCGGACTTACGTTGGTAGGGAACGCCTCCAAAGAAACAGACTGATCTTTATTCAGGGACCAGAACGCCATGACCTTACCGGCTTTCTCTACCCCTGAAAAGTTATTTGACATCATATCATTGAACATTTGGCCTTCTGTTTTTACGCTTTCCTTGCGTTTTACGCCATCATCCCCGGTTACTTCCTTCATAGCATCGGGATGATTTGACGGCCTGTTGGGGTCTCCTATGACCTTCATTAAGACACTTTCAAAGAATCCGTTATCTAACAGTTTTTCAATGTAGGTGGCAAATTTGGCATCCGAATAGATCCACTTTTTACCGGCCCAGAATTTAGGGAGCGGGTAGTGTTTGAAAAGGGTTCTTTTGGTTCCGAAGAAATACGCCTGCCCCTCAAATTTATCCCCGTAAATGGCAATATCCTGTTTTAGTTTTGCAGGGTCAAATAAAGGATAGGGCGTGGTATAGCGCCCGTTATACTCGCGCGTCCCAAAATAGGGGTTATATTTCAGGCATAATATTTTATTTGTGTCCGGTTCGGCTCCTAGTCTGCAGGAGTCCAACGCCATGTTATAGGCTGAAACGACCTTCCCACGCTGGTTGTATTTGAAATTAACTGCAAAACCGTCTAAGGCTGAATAATATTGAACGATCGCGCAATGAAGGTCCCATAGGGTGTCCCCATCTGCATTGATTACTAACTCCATCAGGCCGGGGTCGCTGAATCCTGATCCTTTCGTGTAGGTTTCAATCTTGCCTATGCAACTTGTGGCCGTAGGGCTTTTTGCAATAGCGTCTAAAATATGGAGCGGTTCGGCATCGTCCAAACCCCAGATTAATGTCTTTTCGTCCGGCCTGATTTGGCCCTGAGTTACTATTTCTGTTTTGAGCGCCACGGGGTCCGTGTCCGCGCTGAGAGAGTATATCGTGGGGTGAGGTGAGGTGAACTCTACCGGAATTTTCGGACGGCCCACGGGTCTTTTATTGCCTTCCTTGTCTATGTCGAAAAGTTGTCCCATTGGCCTAAATAATTTTAACGTGCTAATTATTTAGACCAAAATTAGATTTTAGGAGGGTTAGGAATTAGGATTAAAAATGTACCCTATAAAATATTTTTTGGCCAAAGATTTTCCGGGCATTCCTCGCCCTCGGAGCGGGCCTTTGCCGCCAACGGACACCCACATTTTTTACATACCCACCATGTATTGTGCTTACAGGTTTTACAAATTCGTAGCCTGTCCCTACTCCATTCCGGTGTCTGCCAACTCAAAAGAGTAGCCCACCCTCGAACAATATTTCTGACTTTGCGATATGCTCTTTGAACCATTGCCTTTTGCTTTCTGCTGAATACCCATACTCTTTACCTAATCCCCAACGCACGTTTACAGGCGATTTAAGCCGCCTTTCTTCATAAAGCTTATGACGGTCGATCATCCGTTGTGCCCCGCCTATGGCGTTGTAATGAAGCAGCATATAGGAAAACTGCGACCACTTCAATTCTCCTTTCGGATTGGCCTCATGGCAGCCATAGACGTAATTGATGTCCGTCACTTTCTTAGGGTCAAAGATTACTAATTTGGAGTATTTGTTGTCCTTAATCCCTGTGTTAATTTCTAAAAATGTTTCCCGTGGAACATCGTTTGAAAACATAGAATACCCCTGCGTGCGGAAAATAGTGGTCCCGCATTCTTTCTCAAGTTCTAAATATTCCTTTAACTCGAAATTAAATAGGATCTCGTCATCGTCCACGATTATAACATAGTCAGCGTCTGATTGCTTCCAGCAGTGATTTTTTACGTCTAAGTATGCCTGATCGCTTAATACACCCATCATCCCGAATAGCCTTACATCGGCCCCCAGGGCTGCGCAAATTCTACGGGTGTTATCATTGCTGAAATTGTCATGGATGACTACACGGCCCAACTGTAAGTAATAGCCGACCGTTAAATGAATAGTGTCCTCACGGTTCCAGGTTATTATGTGGGTTTCAATATTCACGGCTTCACAAAGTAAAATGAAGCGTCCCAACCTTGCTCGGGAATAATAGTATAGGTCACGCCTAACTCATTAGTAAACTCGTAAACAGCTTGCAGGACTCCGTACATTTTGTTATTTATATCATGCCCTGCCACAATCCCGCCTTTTTTTACCTTTGGAAACCACGCCTTCAAATCGTTTTTGACGCATCCATATTCATGACAGCAATCTATATAGACGCAATCCAAGGATTCGTCAGGGACGTTTACAGCCATATCCCAACTGATTCCACGAAGGACTACGGATTTAGTCCCAAACTCTTTAAAAAGACTCATGGCATTTTCATAATTCTTTTGATGCCAGTCGTTTTCAAATCCACCGTCCCCAGTTTGGCCTGAAATTTTACCCCAATTATCAACGGAGTATAATTTTGAGGCCTTCCAATATTTTAAAATATCCCGATCAAAAAGGCCCTCCGCACTTCCCACGGCTGCCACGACCGGATTTTCAGGTAAAAGTTTATAAAGTTCAGCTCTTGATTTCAGCATCTTTCTAGTATTAAAAGTCCGTTATTATTTTCTGCCCTGTAAACTTGCTTCCATTCAGGATGAGCGGCCATGAACGGCTCAATAGCATACCGCAACCCACCGCCCGACTCATGCCCCTGGCCCTTCTCCCAAAAACTGACCACGTCATGAAAGATCAAATATTTTCTAACCTTGTCAGCGTGCAAAGCTAATTCCTTAGAACACTGTTCTACATGATGGTCTGTGTCAATGAAAAGTAAATCCGTTTTTTCTATTTCCTGAGGATTCTCTATCCGGCATTCATAGTTTATTAGGTTGTCATCCGCAATCAATTGCAAATATTCTAACTTCTCATTATAACAAACGTCATAGGTTATAAACTTTTTAGGACGTGCCGCCATGAATGCTACAGTACTATTTCCGAAACGAGTACCTAATTCGGTAACGTGTTCACACATTAAAGCATATCCACGAAGTGTATTTAGATGTTCATTAATATCAGAAGGCCCACGGCAAACTAATTCATATTCATATTCAATATCAATCTTATGCCTGTTGAATGTATAGTTCATGTAATCAAATCCATCATGGGTATACTTACCGGAACGATATATTTTTACATTCAGAACCTTTAATTCCAGTTGATGAAGTAGTAAAGAAAACTGTGTTTCAGGAGCAAATAGAAATTCATTTGATCCTTGTATAGTTTCAAGTCCCATCTTGTCGGTGATGAAACCCATCCGGTCAAGATTCTTAAAAAGCTTTTCAGCGATCACACGTTTTGAAAACCAGCAATATTCATCAGTCCATTCAAACGCGTCTATCTTGTAGCTTCCACATAAATAAAGATATGGATAATCCTGATTCAGGTAGTAATGTGAAAGTTTAAACACGAACGGACAAACGAAATCAATACGGGCGCGCATGACATAATCATAAGTGAATCCGTTGGCGTTCTCATATTGCTCCATGAGTTCGTAACACTTTTTAATATGATTGTACTGATCGATCACGCATTTTATATTTCCATTTTCAGGAGTTGTCACGGTGCCACCAAAAGGCTGAGGGCTGTTGGCCTCCCTGTAATCGTTTACCGTGTGCATCATTTCCAGCCTCTTGCTTTCAAGATGTGGTTCGTATCCATGTAAATTATGGATGAACTGAAATGACTTTAACCGATCGCTAAAAACATAATTTATAAAATCAATATCTTCCTGACTGATAACGGTTTCAAATCTCTCTATCTCATTAGATTTTATATTCCACTCATGAAGATTATCAGCTAAAGGTATTGTACCACCGTTGGTCCTGCGCTTCATGTTGTATTCTGAAGTTAGAATAAAAACATCCGCGTTATTTGGAATGACTAAATTTTCCATTAACGACTTGATCGAATAACGGAAATTATAAGCGGTTCCGGAAAATAATATTGCTGTTCTCATCTTGCCTCGGCCCAATTGAAAGTCAACGGGTCAAAATATTCCATGCGTTCCTGATAAACATAAGCAGAGTTTTCACGGGTTCCATTGAGTTGTAAGAACCCCGACCATTTAGTTATACCATTCCCGATGTCGCTCATGTTGTCCATTTGCTTAACGCATCCAGGCACAAATGAGTAGCAACGTAATTGTGGTTGCAGCAAAATGAAAAGCCAATCGATGCCGATAGATTTATGAATGTGCTGATCGAACAAATCAAGGATTTTCTGTATGCTGTTTTTATTTACGATGTAGGCGAATGTAGCGAATGCCCCGAACGTTTGAACCATGCGCGGGTCATCCGTTAGCTTTGCGTCATAGCCTAGGTTCGCGCTCGCATCGCTCCTGCTGTCCTGACTTCCATTTCTACGGTGCCAGTATGGAGGGTTAACGTGGAAGGAAGCCCCCAACCAAATAACATCCCACTGCCTTTTTTCGAATGTCTGTGTTTCCATTTTTAGCTTCTCATCATAACCGTCCGTTATAGTTGTTTGATTAGCCCAGTTGTGGATATACTCGAATCTCTTATCGAAGTCCTCACAGAATACACAATCATCTTCGAATACCACGGCATGCCTTTCAAGTGCTAATGCGTCTTTCATGACCTCAACCTGTGAGAAATGGCACCCGACCGCGCCCTGGGTCCTGCGCATCATAACGCCCACCTGATCTAATGTCGCTAGTCCTTTCTCTAAAACTTCGTGAGGCTTCATGCCGCGGGTGCGCGTCATGGGTAGGCTTATGCGTTTGGATTGCTCTGTGATATGTGCTAACCGATCCGTCCTGTGATCCATGTTAACAAATGAACTATAATATAGATTAGTTATACGTGCATCCATGTCTTTCCTTTTACAATACAATAAATAGAATGAATAGATACGTTATAAAAATTTGCGATTTCAATATATTTTGCGCCACCATTTCTTAATTCTCTTATCCGCAAAATATCATCCTTTTTTAATTTTGATTTATGCTGGTTTTCTCCTTTAGTGTTTCTTTTCTTTAAAACCATGTCTGACATGTTATCTTTAGGCGTTCCAAGAAACAAATGATCTGGATTCACGCAGGACGGATTATCGCATGAATGACATACTAATAAACTTCGATCAAAATCGCCTTTATTTAAATAGTAAGAAATACGATGAGCCCTTGTCATGTGGGCCTCAGTAAAGGAAGTTATTCCATAACCTCTTCTATCAACACATCCAGACCATAACCAACAACCAGTATTAGGTTCTGGGAATGAACGACTATTAAATGATTCTACTGTTGTTTTATCCATATAATAAAGATAATAAATTTAGCGTACATATAAAGCGTCCCCCCAAACGCCTACCATCTTAGTTTCAACTCTTTTAAATCCAAATTGACCAACGTATTTATCAACCGCGTTAATATCACCGTTGCCCTCGTAGACTTCTCCAATATTTATTTCAAGATATAACCATTTAAAATATTTAAGATAGTCACCCATCCCACGCAAGGCATGAAGTTCATAACCTTGGATATCAATATTCAGAAAGTCATATTGCTGGATTACAAATTCAGAAAGTAGCGAATCAATGCGCCTCATAGTAATGTTAATGTCTTTTACATAGTGAACGTCCGGATGTTGTTTTTTATGAGTGCCTAGATTTAAAATAGAACTAGACTGCCCGCCATTATTGGCCACATGTAAAACAACCGGCACCATATCTTCCTCCCCTATGGCATAATTAAAAGCGATAGCATGAGGATTGCCGTGCAAGGTTTCTTTAAGCTGAATAAATATTTCAGGGTTAGCTTCTATCCATATTTGCTTTGTCACGCCTAACTCAAGATATACTGGTGCCTCTTCGCCACGGTTGGCCCCGATATGTAAAATCCCTTTTGGCCTTATGTTATAGCGTGACCATAGACCTTCCTGAGCGTTGCCTCTCCTGTCGCGTGTTGTGTTAAATGGTATTAGCATATTGTTTCCCAATCTGTGCGACCGGATTTTTTAAAGAACTCGTTTACTTCGTATGTCACGGGCGGAACAGTTAGCCCTTCGATAAGATCCTTTCTTACCATTATCAGGTTCATATTAGCCACGTTAAAAATAATTGTATAGCCGTGTTTTTCTGCGAGCTTCTTCCCGGCTTCGAAGCTGAAACCATAGTAATCATCTCCAGCCCACACATGATCGGGATTATATTTGATGGCACGTGAGTCGGTGAATGCCGGATTAAATTCTGCTATGACAATGTATGGACGGTAATAAGGCATTTGTTTATCTAATATCCAATAATCATTTCCGTCTATATCCATACTGATTATGGTAGGATGCCATGCTTCCCACGATAAACAATTGTTAGCAGTAATCTTGTACCCATTTTCAAGATCAAATACTTGGACATTAAATCCTATATTTTTTAGATGCCTGCTATTGCTTAAATAAAATCCGTCACTTCCACCAATATCAAACATTGTTCTGTGATAGATTTTCAGACATTCATGGATATATTCTAAATAATATGATTCGCCATTTTGACTATACAGATCGCATCCTTTTAAATCATACATCCGTTCTATCCAGTTCATTCCATGTAAGTTTTAAGCGCCCTGTAAGAATCTCTAACGCTTTGTTTTAGTCTGTCCTCATCGGTAGGGAATCGTTCTGTGTAGTTATCATACCACTCTGTCCGGTGGGCGTCATCCATAGCCAACGGAAAACAGATTATGTAATCATCGACAACGGAAACAACGTGACCGGGAAAACATTGGCGTAACTTCTCAAACACAAACTGAAAGCGCGGCCACTTGGAAGGGTTACACGGCCACGGAGGACGGCCATAGAATAACCGCGCATCGTCAATCATTATTAAAGCTCTGGTTCCGCAATGTGCAATGGCCTCAATTTCTTCCAAGATAGGGCATTCAATAACGCCATGAGGAGCCTCATAAGGTTCACTCCAATGAGCATCGAGCCAAAAGAAAATATTATCATGTGGATACCACCGTGTTATTTCTCCTATCTGTAAAGATGAATCGCCTTCATGTAGTTCTACGTTTTCAGGAAAGATCCCGTCCGGTCTACCCCCTACTATTTCTATGGTATGACATTTACGAAACAAGGGAGCAGCGGCCCGGACCGACTCACCCCCCGCGGTGCCGGTTTCTATGAAGATAGGGATTGAATATTTTTCCGTAAACCTTTTTATGTACTTTACAGGAAGGCCGCCTGTGTTTACTCCGAAGTGCTTAAATCCCATATTGCGATTTTATCCATTCAAATGTCTTTTCCATACCTTGCCTTAACGTGTATTTTGGCTTCCATCCTAACACCTTTTCGATAAGTTCGTTATTAGAATTACGTCCCATTACTCCGGTAGGGCCTGTAATATTTTTAATCTTTATATCCTTGCCTGAAATATCAATCGCCATCTGAGCAAGTCCGTTGATGGTAATCATTTCCTCGCTACCTATATTAATAGGTTCTTTGAAATCTGATTGCATCAATAAGCGGACCGCATCAATGCAATCATCAATGTAAAGGAATGAGCGTGTTTGTTGTCCGGTGCCCCATACTTCTATTTCAGCAGATGGTGGATAAGTATATGAACTCATTTCAAATTTATAATTGTCATGAGTTTTCTCGATCACCTTCCTACACATCGCTGCTGGTGCTTTTTCCCTGCCTCCCTGATACGTTCCTTCCGGCCCATAGATGTTATGAAAGCGAGCGATACGTACATTCAATCCGTAGTTACGCGCATACGCCAAAAATAATCGCTCGCTAAAAAGCTTCTCCCATCCATAGCAACTATCTGGATCTGCCGGAATAGCATCCGTTTCTTTTAATCCTTCATTATGATAATCGCTTTGTAAAAATTCAGGATAGACACATGCAGACGAAGAGTAAAATACTTTTGTTTCAGTGCCTTTTAAAAGGACGGAAACATTTAAATTAATGATAGCTGAGTTATGCATAATATCAGCGTCATGCTCACCCGTGAAAATAAATCCGGCCCCGCCCATATCTGCCGCCAGTTGATAGACTTCATCAAATGGTTTTTGCCTTACAAATTCCCTTCGTAAATAAGTAAACGGTATAGGCATTGAAAATTCATCGTCTGAAATTACATTCAATGTCATTACCGCCTCCACGTTTCGCGGGTCACGTAAATCATAGATAAGCATTTCGTCTGCTTCTGATTTACCATATTCAGGATGTTTTAAATCAACGCCTCTCACCCAATAGCCTTCTGATTTTAACCGCTTAACCATGTGAGAACCTATGAACCCACCGGATCCTAGAACGAGGGCCGTTTTCTGTCTTTCCATGAACGATGTTTTAAGTTAAATTTTTTAGTAGCAATGCCTAAATGATTTTTATCGTATGCGCGATGACATTTACCACACATCTCTCTAAAGTCATTTAGGTCACGTTTATATTCATGGCTCAGATTAGCCCATTGAACATTTTTATTTGTTCCACATTCATAGCATTTTACTGCCTTACCTTTGTGGCGGGTTACCCATGTGTGTAGAGCGTGATAACCAACCTTATCACCCTTCCAAGTCAATGGAATAAATATGACCAATAAAACCACTTCCTTCATTTCATGTTTTTAAGTTTGTCAATAATTGAATCATGGAAGCCCTGAGGTGTACGCCTTATATTCTGTTGATAGTGGGAACCCGTATGAACGCGGTGCTCATATTGTAAACCAGGAGTGACGTAAATAGTATTCCCTCCTTTAAGCCAGTTGTAATTTTGGAAAAGTGAATCACTTGTAACCGGGTCAATATTTCCGCTTAACCCCCACGTTCTCAAATACTCCTCACGGTTTATAAAATAGTTCATGGCGTTTAACATGGTCGAACAATTACCTTTGTCAATGTACGAACTTATATTATTATGTGAAAGGGCTTGCGCTGTTAACGTAGTGAAGTTAAAATGAGGTTTGGCAAATTCAGGAGCATAGGCCCACGTTTGATTCCATTCCCGTTGACTGAAAATAACATCTATGAATTGTCTTGAAAAAATGTTATCAGAATCCAAAAGACAAACCCAATCGTTAGTCGCAAGTTTGACCGCCTGCCTCTTGTTACGATAGCAATCTAGGTTTACTTCATTGCGGTAAACTTTTACTTTGTCTATGCCATTGTATTTGAATAGAACTGTTTGATAGTTTTCATCTGTAGAACAGTCATCAGAAATCACTATCTCACTTACGCGATCATCAGATAGGAACGGTGCCACCGCGTCAAATAAAAGGTTAGTCCGGTTATAGTTAGTGAAGCACACTGAAATCATACCTCTGTAATTTTGATATTATCTTCCGCTATCAAAGTAATTTTACTTTTTGATTTAGGTTGATTATACACAATAACCGAAAAATCATCCTTAATATTTGCAAATGCAAGGATAACGTTATTCATCTGATCTTGTGTTAGCATGGACTCACCAATGCAAACTATTAAAAGTGGTTTTTTCATCTCGTATGTATTTTAATCCATGAATCAGGAATCAAATCTACTACTGGCCTCTTAACGCCTGAGGTAGGACCGAACCACGTTTCAGGTGAGGGGCTTATAACTATACGGTAGGGGTTATGTCCAAGATAGGCCGCCCACCATGAGAATGTACTATTTGCAATGATGTGGTGACCGCATGAAGCCATTAAAGAAAGGTCTTGTAACTCGTTGCGACCTTCGGAAAATTCAACTACAATATCACCATAACCTTTTATATTTTCTTTGCACCAATTAATGTCATCTGAAAAAACAATTACCTTATGAACAGATACTCTATTACGCAATTCATCAAAAGCCTTAAAAATATAATTAGTACCAATAGGCGGGAAACTCCCCGCGTGTTGTACATAATCACCCCTGCGAACATGAATACTCACATAGTCCTCGTATTTTTCAACGTGTGGCAATGCAAACACTTTCTTTATTTCTTCATCCTGACCCTCAAAGTATTTCCACGATTGGAAAAATCCCATCAAGGAAACGTTAGGCCCTAAATCAGGGATGGGATGATAATCGAAATGGCATAGGTCTTTATACATACCGTGGAGGGTGCAATATTCGTTATCAGGGTGTTCCTGATACCTTCTGCCAGATCCCCAGTTTTCTTTCGGTAGGTTTGGAAAAACTTTATGAATAGCGGAGTAAGGTTCGCTGTTACCGGAACTGGTATCCACGGCCCACTTGTAACCGTACTTGCGTGCATAGCCAATAGATGCCGCGATTTGAAACATGCTATTGCAAAGCCTTCCGATGTGACGAGTTACTACCATTATATTTTTTTTGTTTTTTCATAACCATCATAATAAGCAGCGCCCGCAAAAAGACCACATCCAAATGACGCATCAAATTCAAACCATAAAAGTATGGCGTATTTAATAATCAAAACAATAGTAATAATTCCTATGAAAACTAACATGTCAATAATCCATTTCATAATTTTATCACGTTTAGATTCTTATCATTAATATAGAAACTGAAAAGCCTTTCTAAAATAAATACTCCTATCGGCCAATCATTAGCTTTCAAAAGTTTTTTTACCCTTTCAATTTCTTCGTTGTCCCTTTTCTTTTTGACGTAGTTTGCGTCTTGGAAAAAAACATCTTTTGCAGCAATGTATTCGATCGCTGGGATAAGCCAATCGTTGACGTAGTTATGATATATTTCCCGTCTTGCGATAAAGTGGTTTTCATAAATAGTATATTTCAATTCCTCCGGTACTTTACCAAACTTACGCAGAAAGGGCTTGAAAGCTTCAAACGCATCTACCCACGCCTTGCCATGCCAGTTAGGAGCGATTGCCAGGGGTTTATGATTAGGCCCGTGAGGTGTAAGTATGGCCACATCAAAGGGCATAGCGGCTTCGATCTTTTCAAGTGTGAACTCATCCTTGTTTGCGCCTCCTAAAAAGTGGACGGCCCCGCCTCTTTTTTTTCTTAGTCTCCAAGAACACACACTAATATAATCAGCATTACTAATAGGTACCAGTCCGGAAATCCAAGCATTTTCAAAGTAAGGAGTAAGACCGACTGAAAAAACAGGTTTAGCAAAGTCGTATAATTCCGCCTTTTGTGATTGGTCATAGTAGATTTGATATAGGTCAATCATTTCTCTAACCACTCTCTTACCTTCTTTACACATCCGGAACAGTCCATTTCCATGTTCTCTAACCCTGATTTTTTTGCCAATGCGAAAGCATGTTTCCATGTAATCAGGTCACGGTCGTAACGATAAATATCCCTGTTGGCTTTCATGTGGTCCCGTAATTGCTCACGGCTCATTTCTGTGATCTTCATTGAAGCTGTGATTTAATACGATCCAAATGATCGCTAGTTAAATTAAACCATTCACCTCGTCTTTTAAATTGCAATAATTCTTTATGAATCCTCTTCTCTTCTGTGACTGCATTTGGAGTAACAAACGCCATCTTCAAACTAATATCAAAAGGGCAGCCTGTTTGTAAAACCTCGACTCTTTTTAATGGATTATTGGTGACACCAATTTTGTAAATACAAGTGCCTTTAACGTTTATGAAATAAACATATAAATCAGATATACCTATTTTATTTAAATTCCAAAGTTTACCGGCCTTTGATTTTCTAACTCTATTTAGTTGAGGTTTTCTATTACTCCTATCTCTAGGGGGTCTGGGCAGCCTTCTTTTATGGTATTCATGACTATATGCTTTCCGTCTAGCAATAATATTAGGTTGATTGTTATAATCACGCATATACAATCTTTTTTGCTCTCTAATTTCTTCTTTAGTCTTTGCCATTTCTAAAAATAAAAACCCCACCTGAAGAAAGTACTAAGCCGGTTGAGCAGCCTTTCCTCCCCTCATGTGGGGCTTATAGTTAACCAAAAAAACAACAACCATTCCCGATGCTCAACCTTCATCATGACATAAATGTAGAAAAAATTCCCGAGAAAAAAAATTCCCATAAATCAAAAGGGCAGATCAGGTTTTAAATCTGTCTGCCCCTTTCTAAGAGTCTTAGATCGCCACTACGGGCGCGCAATGCAAATATAACTAATATTTTAGTTACTATCCAAATTACCTTACCAGCGTGTCTAAATAGTCGATAGTCGCCTGTGTCGTGCTGCCATAGGCAAACCGCAACGGTAGCACCTTCTCGCTTCCGATCAGGTTAATAGTTGTGGCCGTGTCCTCGCCTACGTTCTGGCCCGTGGTATTCAATGGTCCTGCCACCGCGTTAAAGCCTTTTGCCGGTGCGAAAATCTTGAATGCCTCGTTATTATCCTGTATGATGACAAACATGTCCTGGGCCTGTGTGAGGCGTTGGATTTCGACATCGTCAGTTGTATTCAAAGACATCAATTTAATCATGCCCTTGTGTGTGTAGCTGATCCCTCCACCCGGAGCGACAGCCAATTCCGAATCAAACTTGTGAGCAAACTTTTGCCCCTGAAATTTAACGAGTCCGTTATATGGGTAAAACTGAATATTTGAAATGACACCGGTTTGTGTAAGGCTGAATTTTACGGATAGGTCCGAGCAATACCCTACCCAAAAGTCCTTGTCTACACCCGATGCCTGGAGAAGATCCCCGCAAACATTTGTGATCCCATTAACGACCCTACAATTAACTGAATTTGCAGCCATAAGCTTAGTAAGAGATAGTTGTCAAATCGCAATGAATAGCACCTAAGAAGCCGAACGACATGTTACTTCTGTAGTAACGTTTGTTGTCTTTCTTCTCAAACCAGCTATCGATTTTATCCAAGTCAGAGGTATTTTCTACCGCCAAGATGTGGTTTTCTTTTACCGTAAACGCAATCAGGTGGCGGGTGGTAGCGTAAAGCGGGTTAGTGCTGTCAGCTAACATATCGTCCCATATTGTGATCGGAGTAACAGGGATGCCACGGAAAGTAAGTTTTCCAAGTCCCTTAGTAGCTGCCTGGTAAGCCAATTCAGTTACGGCTCCCACTGCTGCGTAAGAATCGTAAAGGTTCTGCCAGATCGAGCGGGTTACTAAGAACTGACCGCGACCTTGATCGATGGCGTATTCTTTCAACAGGTTTGAACTGTTGTTATAGATGGCCACAAGTTCGTTATAAGCTGCGCTTGCTGACAGCGTGCCGGTTCCGAAGTTCGTCTTGCTTGCGTAAACGCAATAGTTAGAGGCACCGGATTGATCGATTAATGACTGCCATAAGCCGTCAATCTGATTCCAGTCCGCACTAGATGAAGTGGTATCTCCGAAAGAAACCCTCCTCCAAATGTCACGTCTCAGACCGTCTTTCAACAGGTCTATAATCATTCTGTCGATAGGCGTTCCAGCAGGGTCGAAAGAATCAACGCCCGTCTTAAGCCACTCCTGTGCTAACACGTTGTAAGAACCTGTCAACTGGTTTGTAAAATCATCTTTACACCAGCCTTCGTACATTTCGAAAGGTTTGATTTGCACCGCCTTTGAGGTGATATCAAAGCTTGAACCCGTCACAGCCTGATCGCAGCCCGTGTAAGGTTTCAGGATCTTGTTCATCGTTGGTGCGATGTGGTAACGCTTCTTGTCAGAGGCCCCCAAGTCGATGGTAAACACGTCAGCCAAAGCCGGTGAGCTTAACGTAGGCTTAAAGAAAATATCTGTACTCAGTACACCATTCCAGGTATAGTTAAGGTTTGTTTCCAAGATGCTCACGGCATTAGGGCCGTTGGTACGGTATGAGTCAAACGGGGTTCCGTCTGAATATTTACCGCCCTTGTAGTTGCGCTCTAACCAAGGAAGATTGTCCGCCAAAAAGGTACGGGTCGCCATGATTAGCTTTTTGTCCTCTGTTCCTGCACCTCCGTAAGGCGCGCTGTGTGTGTTCATACCTTCAATTGGTTTATTTTGTGATCCTACTGGTTTTGTTTCAAGTGCTTCAATTTTTGCAGCCTGTTCGGCTAATAGTTTTTTGTTTTCTTCAAGTGCCTTTGCGAGTTCTGAAATCTTGGCCTGTTCGGCTGCGATCTTAGCGGCTTCCTGATCCGCTCGAATCTTAGCCTCCTCAGCGGCTTTGATGCTTGCAAGCTGTGCCTGTACGGCTGCCAACTCTTTTTCAAGTTTCTGCTGTGCTGACTCCTCGGGGATTGGTGCCGCGGCTCCGTCAACCACTTCTTTAACCACGCCTGCCAATACCACGATCTTGCGACCGTCTGCCAAATCATAGGTACCGTCAGCCGGTGCCCCGTCAATAGTGGCCGGCTTGTTCACCAGGTCACCATTCTCAGACTCCACCATAATCATTTTACCGTCTTTGAGTGGCAATTCCATCGCTGTCGGTCCGGCTATCGCCCGTCTTTTGAAGAAGCTCATAATCTCATTTTTAATTTCTGTTATTTGGTTTATCACGTCACTCATGCCCGCAACACGGGAATGTTCAATCACTAAGTCAACAAACCCCTGTGCTTTGGCCATGCGTGCATCCATGCGTGTGGTCTTTTTCATCAAAGCCAGCATCTCAGGAATGGTACGCCCTGTTTTCTTTGCGTAGGCTTCTGCCATTGCGGAACGGATCTGTTCAAGTTCTTCTTTTGCAGAATTGAGTTCGTCCACGGTGCCCGCTACCCCCTCAGGGAAAAACGGTTCGTGGATCATGAAAGTGGAGGGGTCCAAAATCTCAACTTCGTTGGCGGGTGCAATAGCTAAGAATGTGGCCATGCTTTGGGCCTCACCTTCGATGATTGATTTGATAGGCTTCCCGATTTTCATCAACTCATGATAGCCATTGAATGCCGCGTAGCAGTCACCGCCAGGGCTTTGAATATGATGAATGATTTTTGTGCAATCAGGGGATAGTGCCGCTATCTGCTCTTTGATTTGAGCGGGGTAATCTTTTGTTATACGTCCTTCCGTGTATAGATGGCCTTCCATACACCAAAACTAAAAAGGCTATAACTAACTAATTAGGTATAAAAACGTACCTATTTGCAATTAGGACACTTTTTTTTCTTTATCTCCCTCACGTATCGATCATCGGTGAAGTTGAAATTTTCCGCTGCCTGTTCCTGTGTCATGCCGGAGGCGAGCGCCCGGCAAAGGTCATAGTGCCTTAGGTTCTCTTTGCGTATCATGCCCGACTCTATCAACTCCTCCACCTGCTTACGGGATAAACTTAATATGTTCATGCGATTGTAATTGTTTCTTTCAATTGTACTTCATTCTGAAATTTTCTAAACTCCGTGTAATTAAGATAAACGGGACCCTGTGACATGGCGCTATTGGCACGCATGCCGCCCGTCATGCCGTTGGCAACGACACTACCGTCAAGGAAAGACTGAAAATAATCTTTGCCGTAAGCTGCCACAACCGGAGCGGGCATGATAAATTCTTTTTTATGGGTCAATCCCGCAAGCTCATTTGGATCCCCATCACCAGTGTAACCCCCCGATTTAAACGTAGTGGGCACAAATTCCATCTCTTTGATCTGCTTAACACGGATTGCCGCGTAGGCTGCTGTCAAAGCTGCTGCTATACCTTTGATGATAAAACCACCGGGTGTTGCTGCCAATACTCCGAGAACTGCCTTTGCCGCGTCTGCTATGGCTTGCGCTATCTGATTCTTTTTGTCTGTGTCAAATTGTTTTTTCTTAATGTCATTCAACGCCATCGCGTTATTTATTTCAAGCTGCTTAAGGTCGGCTTTCTGTTTCGCGTTGAGGGCCACGATAGATTTATCATACTCCTCCTGAGTTATTTCTTGCCTATCTAACTTGGATTGCAATTCAGCAACGTCAGCGGCATATTGGTCATTCAAAATCTGTTTTTGTTTTGCCAATGTGGCCATTAACGCCTTCTCATCATTTTTATACTGATTCGCCTTTAGGTCAAAGAATTTACTCGTAATGTCGATTGCTACATTGGTGGCTTCCGTTATTCCTTTTATTAATTTCTCATAATTTTCTTTTTGTAGCTTCTCATCGGCTGCCTGTTTTTCTTTGTCCGCTTGCCTCTGTTTTTCTGCTAATGATTTATTAACGGCTAAAACCTGTTCTCCAAAAGTAGTGGTGAGTTTTACTTCCGTTTCACCCCGCTCGGTGGCGATCTTTCTTTCTTCAATGGCTGCGTCCTCACTTGCTGCGTGCCTGTTCGCTATTCCTAGTTTATGAGCCGCTGTGATCTCATCCTGAAGTTCTTTTTCAAGGGCAATTCTTTCCTTGTTTAGCTTGCGGGTGTTCTCAAAGGCTGCAGACTCAGCATCCATCAGGGCCGCGTTAGCCTGGGCTAATTCATCAAGGGCCGTCTTATCGTTTCCGAACTGTTCGGCTTTCTGTGCCGCTATCTCCTGACGGGTCAACGCCTGCGCAAGCTCCTGTTCCTGAAGGGCAAACTCTAACGCGATAGCCTCTTCAATTAATGCCTTGCGTGCCGCCCCTTCTGCTTCGTCTGCCTCTTTCCTGATCTTGGCTATCTCTAACCGTGTTTTGGATCTTGCCTCAATTAACGCCCGTTCCTGCTTGTCCCTTTTCGCTTCGTTGTCGGCAAACTTCTGCGCACTCTTATCAATTTCAGTGAAAAACTTAACCGCGGCTGTCTGATCGATACCTAAGAACTTAGTTAAGTTTCCTAATGCATTGCTTACAAAATCAAATGCTTTGGCGAGGCCATCGAAAAGAAATTCGCCTACCATTTCAACCACGTCCATGAACTTTTCAAAGACAACCGTACCCACGGCCATGATCTTGTTTAGCCGGTTTTGCCCTTCCTCAGAGCCTTTGAAGTAGGAAATTAGACTCGCTACGGCTAAGCCAAGGGCACCGATTACGGCCCCAATGGGTGTGGCTACGAATGCGAGGGCCGCCTTCGCCATACCCTTGAACCCTTCCACGGTGGCACCTAACCCCGGAATAAGTTTATCGAGCGCGCCCGTGTAGTTACCCACGTTCATGCGCTGCTTTTCAAGACTCGAAGAATTGTTTTTGATGGTTTCGGTATTCTTATCCAGCTGCGTGTTAATATCTTTCACGCGCTTGATACCGTCCTCAGTGGAGAGGTCTACTTTCTTGCGTTCCTCCCTCAGGGCTTTGTTAGCCTTAACAAGGTTTTCAATGCTTACTACCGCCTCTTTTTCATCTACTTGAAAGTCAAGTATTACGGTCTTTTTTTCATCTGCCATCTTGAGTATTGTTTATTCCAATACTCAACTATTGGGTTTAGATTCATAACATATATAGGTTAATCGTAACCGGTGTATTACTGTCAATATAGTTCTCTATGCTTTTAACAAAGAAGTATCCTGTAAGCTGTTCTGTCTCAAGATAAATAAATTTATCGAATATGAATCTTTGATATACCGCTTCCGGTAATATCATGATCGCCTCGATGTCGGGATTTTGTAAGAACCGTGAAATCTTATTGAAGTAAAGTTCTTTTATTGTAGGATCTTCAAAGCCTCCTGAATCGGGGTTATCTATTGCTAGATTGTTTCTCCATTGGTCGATTCCATAGTTTACAAGTTGCTTAGTGAACGTACCATAATTGATAGTTGTTATTGCATTTATTACTAGACCAGCGGTTGAATAAATATCAATTGATGATCTCGATGAAAAACTAGATACCGGCATAGGGGTAACGGATATAATTCTAGCCCCTACCGACTGCCTGTTAATTCTTTGCCTGTATATTTTTCCTCCGGTGGTGACATCAATAATTGTCAACGCATCCAAAGTAAGATCTCCAATGCTTCCGGCTGTTACGGTTCCCATAAAATAACCATACGTATTTCCATAGTTATCAGTGGCGCTCAATACTTCAGGACCAATATTAACCGTTAAGGCTGTGTCTAGTTGGAAAGTAGATGTAACGCCCGCACTTGCTACCGATGTAAAGTTAATAGGGTCACCATCGTTAATTAAATTAACTAATGGGATGTTTAAAAGATAAGAATTGTTTTTTGAAAAGTTAGACAGCGAAGGGACGAAAGGAAATTTTACTAAGTCATTTTCATTTTTTAATGTATTTCCTGTGGTTATATTACCATCCCCGAAATGTACGTTATGTTTGTCGTTATATTTTATAACGTCCGAATCCGTTTCATTTTTATCCCACTTCAAATAATTATTTGCCGCCTGATCGATAGTATATTTGCTTTTGTTTGCAACAAAATACCGAGACCAATCTTCTGCGTCCTCTTGTTTTATCTTTTCAATTATATTTAAACTAAGAGTCTTTGACACATCATTGAAGTAGACAGAACAGCCAAAGAAATTGATTACAAATTTTATTACATCAATTGATTTTAAAGCCGGTAAAAAATGAGATGGATCAACGTAATCATTGACATTGATTATCTCATTAAACTCCATTGTAATATCAATAGTTAATGATTTGTCACTACCGCTAACCTGTGAAAAATAAAACTCATAGTAGTCTCCAATTACAGGAATTATCAATGGAGTCACCCACGTCTCGCCTACATCCCTAGTTTCAAAACTAATATTACTCGATGCTATGCCGTTTTTATACAGTATACCCGTGAATACTAATGAGGCCGACTCCGCTACCTTTTTTATGTTAAAAAATATTGCTGCCTTTCTATCTACAGTAAACCGGCTACTCGAAAAGATACCATCAGGATCAGAGTATTTAACTAATGAGGTATATTTTGCGGTAACACCTGTTGTAAATGTCTGCGATGTTCCGCGCGTTACAACCTTTTTAAAAGGGTCCCTTTTCATGTTTCCATTTTCAGGGGTCACCACCAATGTTTTATAAAGTTTATCATCTAGAACTGACCCATTTATTTTAAGTCCATTCTGGCTTATGATCTCAGTTACAAGTGAATGAAGAAAAAAACAAGGGTATAAAGTAAAAAGGTTCTTTTTCCAATCTACTTCAGTATCGAAAACAGCCGCTAATGTTCCCGCGAAAGACGAATTTTGTCTTAAATAAATATAGTGGTCTATGTTCTGATTCAAATTAAAGCACCAATCCACCATCGGAAAGGTGATTCCATCTGTTGAGCTTGCCAGCGCAATTACATTAGTATACGTGAACGCCTGCGTATAATCTTTCCCATTCGTTACACCCGAATAATCCAATTCAGTAATAAGTCCATTCAATAACTGAAACCAGTTGCTATTTCCCGACACGTAAAAACATGACAGCGTAGGCCCGTTGTCAGATTGGATAACGATATAACCACGGTCTAAGATGTTCCCATTACGTACCCGGCTAAACGCCTGTTTCGTGTACGCCACTTGGTTAAGCATCTGAGGACCTTTGTAACCTAGCGTCTTACGGTTTACGGAGTTGTTATCGATCTGGAAAGTGGTAGACACATCGCCCTTTATATTCGAGTTAAAAAAGGAAACGGACTGTTTCGTCATGGCAATTTCGCCACTTGTTTCTATCTCATTGCCATCATCATCTCTAAACGTCATAACGATTGAGAGGGTAAATTATCAGTAAATGATATGCCAAATTCAAGGTTAAAAAGTTTCTCCCTTTGTTGAAGGTAAACAAAGGACCCGCCATCGACAATCACCGTGCGTCTGCTTTCCCTGCTGTCCACAATTTGCACCAATGGCGAGGTCCTTATTCTATACAAGTCGCTTACCTGATCTTCTGTGAGACTTTCTGCCCGCACCGTTACCGTCTGCCTGCTTAACCGTTGCGTCTGTTGGTTGATAGTGTCGGCTCCAGGTCCGTAGGATTTAGGCCAGTTGGTAAAGATATTTTTCTTAACCGACTTTGTGCCCTCGATCGAAACGCCATAGTCGGAATCTGACTTAAATACTTTGTAGTCAAACCCTCCTAAATGGTTAAGCCATGTAAAGTTTAGCATGTTACCGGAGCAATCTGAGTTTACTTTTATTGACTTCGTTTCTGAAATAGGTATCCACGAACTGTAATCATAAAACTCCAAAGTGATATAAATTTCGTCCTCAAGATAAATGCTTTGGTCTAGTTCATAGCGGTAAATCCCAATACCGTAATCATCGATTAAATCTATGTATTGCGCCACTATAACGCCATTAACCAGGCATTCACGCCTCATTCTGAGTAGCGCCCCGATCTGATTGACAAATGAGATATCGAAGAACTGCCCAGGGGTTAATTCAGGATACAACGAAGGGGTAAGGAACTTTAACTTGGTAGCCGATGAGCCGTAAACGTAGTCAGAAAGAAATCCAGAATACAGATTTTTAAAAGGTAAATCCGCATTGACGGCATAGCCTATAAAATCACTAGAGTCATCCGTATAGCTGCCTACATAATCCATCAAAGTGTATCCACCGGTTGAATAGTCGTATGCCTCGGCATAGGTAATATAGAACTGGCAAAAGGCATCAAGGTTGTTTTGAAGCGTGCCCTTATTAAGATCGTTTTTGAGAATCTCTAATTTCTCTTTTAAAAATTCGTTTATGTTTAACGTACAAATACCGTCTGAATCCGGAATGACCCTTTGTTCTGTCACTAATTCATAAGGCTTTTGATCTGCGAAATAATGCGAAGTAGGCAGCCCCGCGTAAACTCTGATCCGTGCATGGTAGTTGTTATAGTAATATTGAACAGACGTGAACGTTAACCCTCCGACATAGGCGAGGTTTATAGTGACTATTGACGTTGAATACCATGAAATTACTTGGTAAACTGTGGAGGTACCGCCAGTAAAGGTTACTTTAACAAATTCTAATTCTGAAATATTCGCTTCCAATGCCCCCGAACAGGTCAACTTAACATACCCGTTATCGTTGGCATAACTCGAAACCGTGCGCGCTGTGTCTACTGAATTAGTAGGCCATAATGTCGACTTCAATTTATATACTATAGGCAAATGAACGGCATTCCATCCGTGGAACCCAAACCCTCCTAAAATACTATTTTCACTTTCGTAATATGTAAATGATCCACTAGAAATAAATTCATAATTTGATAACCCAAAAAAAGTAGTGATAGTGAAAGTATCTACTGTCACGGGGTTGACTCGCCATAATCCTAATGCCTCACCGTCATTTATGAAAATACGCCTCCCTACATTGTAGCCGTGATTAATTTTTGTGACAATCTCAGATCCTTTCGTATGATAGGCAGTAAATGACGTCTGCTGTTTTATGATATACCCTAGCGGCTGAGTTACTACTGATAGTGCCATTTACTTGATGTCTTTAAATGTTTCATTTATCTTATCACCAAACCTTTTGAACTGATCGCGGCTGACGGCCTGAATCAGGTCCTCGGCAAACTTCTCTACCGCTGAGGTGTAAACGTCACGGCCTCCACCTTTTTTATAAAGTCTATCACCTTCCCGGTTGATCTTCAGGACTAAGAACTTAGCGAGCGCATCTTTTTTCTTTTGATCCAAGTCGGCACCGATGCCACGGGCTTGCATATACTTTAACATCTTGTCTTTAAATCCACCATCGGAGGAAGATTGTCTAGGCCCGCGCCCTGTTTCCATAGCGATGATAAACTCGCGTGCTAAAATCTGTAGGCTTGTCGCGTCTGACTTGTATTCAATGGATCTTTCCGTTTCACCCGTGGCGGAATACTTTGAAACCGCGGCCCTGACTATTTCAACGCCCTTTTTACCCTGTTGCTCTAATACGTCCTTTAGCATACATTAGTGGTGTCCGGTGCCACCAGAGTAAAGGTGAGGGTAACGCCTGACAGACAATCCGCATGCTTCTTTACAAAGGGGTCACGCTTGAAACTTTCCATGGTAACGAGTTTATACCCGCTCACGATATTTCGGTACTTGTAAACCAACTTCTGAGCTATAAGATCGCAGTCGTCTATGATGTGTTCGTATTGTTCGGGCGCTGAATCCATAGCGTCTTTTTGGGCTATGGTCAATTCAATGTCCCAACTGTCAGTAGGCGCGCCACTGTTGAAAGGAATTACAGGCGTAACAGGCTTAACTGCCTGCCATACAGACGGGTATTGATGGGACCGGATAGAGTTGAAATCGGTAAGAAGCCCGGACCCAAATTCCACCGCGGGCGTTAATGCGTTTACCCCTGCTTCGATAAATTCCCTTACCTCTGTGCGTGTCATATCATTTCATTAAAACCGCTGCCAGTACTCCTGATATTACCCCTATCAACGTGAGACCCAAAGCTACCATCTTGTTTACCCCTGCCCAATGGCCCTGCGTTACTGCGAGTTTTAACTTAATATCCGTTATTTCTTTTTCGTGCGTTGCTACTTTTGAATTGAGTTTCGTTAGTTGATCTAGTATCGAGTGAACGTCCTCGCGTATTGATTTAGAGCGTTCGTCAAGCCTCCCTAAGATCTCGTTTTGTTCCATTTCGGTAAGCATTTGGGTTGGGGTAAATTAATTTCATAGTAACAAATATATCATTTTTTCCTATTTATTATCTCATTATATTTTTTGTCCACGTGGTTCTTCCATGCCGTGTACCGCAACTGAAACTTAAATTCAGCTACCGACCATTCAAGTAGTTCCTTACGTGTGAAGGGCGTGACCTCTTCCATGTATACCAGCGTATGGAAGAACTTAAACGATGAAGCCAGAGCAGGATACCCTGCCTCCACCTGTTGAGGGTCGTACCCTCCAGGCGGGAGATTGTCAGCATGCCGTTTTTCGATGCCAGCAATTTCAGCAAGATAAAATTTGCCACCGCCACGACCTCCACACATGGCGCGTCCCAAAGACGTTCCGCTAATTTTTCAGCTTCTTGATAGTTGTACGGTGAGGGTGTAAGGTAGACCGCCACGATAAAAGGATATTGCTCTAAATTGTAGATTTTATCATCTTCTTTAAACAGCGATGCGGTGTCCTGAATGTCGGCATAGCGTGCAACGGCCTCCTGTTCGATGTTTCGCGGGACGGTTATCCCTAAGACTTCGGAAGGCATGACCATGTTCATTTCTGTTTTCAGGAATGCGAGCGAGGACATGAGAACATCAAAGTTTTTGATTTCTGCTTTCTCTAAAATCTCAGGATCCAATCCGGTAAAGACCGATAGTAGTTTAGGTAGTTCGTCCCCGGCTTTTACCACCCCGATAAAGTCTTTGAAAGATAAAAGGTGCCACGCGTTGGGGATGTCCTTTTCTAAAATTTCGTCATTGATTTTTATATTGTATTTCATAGTTTAAAAAAATCCTGTGTAAACTCCGACCTGATCGTTTTTGAAACTTATAGCCCCGTATCGGGCCGCGTCCATAAGATCGTCAAACTTCTTTATAGGCTCATCCAAAATATCCCCGTTGGGCTTCTGCTTCCACTTATAGGACCTCATTTCCTTTTGGATGTCTATGGACTCCCTGTGAACAAAGATACGATTAGAGCGCACAAAATCGATTCCCTCCTTCACCGACTTGTCAGCAGGGTAGGCCACAATTCCGGCTCGCTGCATTTCCTCGATGATCTCCGGGCGTGCAGAATCACAGTAAACGTATTTCTGTTTCACGATGGGTTTAATGGCGGCTATAAGGTCAGATGCCGTGGTATGGGACTGGAAAAACTTTTGTTCAAAGTATAGCTTCTTTTCCTCATAGGCCACCTTCACAAGGGCGTTAGGGTGGTTGAATCCAAAGTCTAACCCAAAGCAATAATCGAGATGTTCGGGTATTTTGTCGATGGTTTCGAACTTATGGTAGATTGTAGCCTGAGCGGTGCCACGCTCACCAAGCCCGTAAACCTTCCAGAAATTAGGGTCTATGTCCTTCAGTTGTTCTATTTCGGCTTTCTGCTGCCGGCTTAAGAAGGGGTTGTCTTTATAGGTGGTTTGGATAAACTTGCAGTCTTTACGGGGAATGATTTCGTCATAGATCCAATGGAACTCATCCGCGGGGTTGTAGTCCATGATTACCGTCTTTTTGGTACGGATCATCAATTGGCGGGCTGTTTCGAGGCTTAAAAGGTTGGCTTCGTTGATGTGGAGTACGTCCCTCCCAGGTCCGCGCACCCGCTTAGCGTCATCAACTCCGAAAAATTCAATGTAACTACCCAAGGGATATTGATATAGTTGGTCGGTCATGTTGTGGGCTAAAGCGTTGTAATTCCCTTTTGACTCCATCAATTCGCGCCAATCCCTCATAGCGCCCTTTTTCAGGTGAGGCAGGGAGATTGAACAGACTGAAATTGTTTGATTAGTCCGATAAGCTAATCCAATAAGTAAATCCTGTATTCCGTAAGTTTTGCCGGATCTTGTGCCGCCCTGGTGAACGATCACGCGGTACCCGTCATTGATAGCTTGCTGAGTTTCTAGGGCTACTTTAGTAGGTGCTATTCCGTAGGTATATTCGGTAGCAAAGACTGATCCCATTTAACGGTTATGGTTGTGCCTCCTGATTGCTCTACTTCGGTTCTTTCTATATAACCGCGCTTTTTGGCCTTTGTTTTAAGGAAAAAGATTATTGCTGTGTCGCTTGGTGGTTGATGGTAAACATTTTCATCATCTTTTGATAAGATGGCTACCCCGTTTATTTTTTCGTGAAGCTTGCTTTCAACAAAGTCAATAGCCATTTCCGAAATGTCCTCTACTTGTTGTTTATATTCCGGATCTTCTGATAACCACCGATAATGAGTTTGACGGCTAATTCCTACTGAATTACAGGCTGTTGATACAATCCCCAGTGATTTTTCTAGGGCTTCGATCATTGCCTTTTTAGTGATGTCACTATTTGTCATTATTCAAAACTAAGCATTTAGTTAATCTTTTGCAAATTAACTAGTTACCAAAACATGGACCCTAAAATAATCCAACCAGCAACCACTAGTAAAAATAGAAATATTTTGATGTAACGTTCCATATTTTTCATTTGATCTTCTCAAGTTTCTTCTGAATGTCGCGGGCCATCTTGTTGGCTTCGTTCTTTTTGTTTTTGGCCAAAATAATGTCGCCTTCGAGGTCTGTGATTTGGGCGGTAATCTCTATCAAGTCGTTCTCCACGGCTTTAAGTTGTTGTTCAAGGATTGTTTTTAGTGTTTCCATTTTACTTATGATTTATGGGCTGGATGATACAGGGAATAATCCAGAAGTATGAAAGGCATGAAAAAAGAAGAGTCACTTCAAATAGCCGTATGCAATTACTTGCGCCTCCAATATCCCGA